CAACGCAGCGCGGAATCGCCGTAAGAATCCTACAGTCGGTGAAAAGCTTTTTTTGGGCTTGACCGGTTTTTGGAAAATGACGAATATCCGTCCTTTAAGTGATGATTTCATCGTAGATAGTGTTTCAAAAACACGTACGAATGAATTATCATATTGGCCTGCACAAATGATTAGGCAGGCTAGGACATGCGCATCTATAGGATCGAAATTTAAAACCTCGACTCCTCTTCAGAGCTTCGATGAAGCTGTTGCCGAGTTTATAGCAACGCAGGATGAACCTGTTCTGAGTGATAGATATGCCGCATTGACTGCAGCAAAAATTAAAGAGATTTTCCACGATTTCCCTTACCAAAAAGTAAGGGACCTAGTCGAATCCACGGATAGAGAATATACCATTACAAATGGATCATCCTATCCCCCATTATTAGCACCAGTAATTTCCGGTGTTAATGGTAACATTGAATTAATAGCTGCAATGGCAGCTGGTAAAGACATAAAACTCTCTACTTTCAACGTTAGAGAATGGATCGAAGGTGTGGCTGATGGCAAGTTAACTAAGGTTCCAAAGAACTATAAGAAATACCGTGTCATCACCATTACGTCACGTGACTTCATTGACAAACAATATATTGTCAGTGATGCTCTACGTGATTGGATTACCTCTCACTCAAGGACGTCTGATCATATCACACAATTTGATGATCAATCAGTGCAATGGACCTTTTTAAAAGAAGGTTATGCCACTATAGATTTATCTAGTGCGTCTGATAGAGTGTATCGTAGTTATGTAGAAAAAGTTTGGCCTGAATTCATGGAATATTTTGGGGAGTACTTACCGAAGACAGTTGTTACTGACTCGGGTCGTATTATCCCTTTAACATGCATTGGAACTCAAGGCTTTCCACTAACCTTCACGGTTATGGCAATTGTCGTTGGAGCTATTGTAGCTTCAGCTAAAATATCATCTTTGCCTACGGCAAATTTTGGTGACGACATCAACTGCCCGGAAATTGACTTTCCAGAGGTATACTGTGCTTTAGAAGCAGCAGGCCTCAAAATCAACAAACGGAAGACCTTCAGGTCTTCTCAGGGTTTCCTCGAATCATGTGGTGTTGATATGATGTTTACCAGCAATGGTCCACGTAATATTACACCTATTCACCTTCGTGGTGAGAGTGATGTTGAGGTTATCCAATTTTTCTATCAGTTATTGCAAGCTGAGTTAATCGAGGTAGAGCAAGCGACACGCTTGTTAGACCAGCTACACGTAGATTACTACGCATTTGAATACGATTATCA